GCGACGCGGATCTTGTCGTCGAGCGCGTCGGCGAACCGCTTGAACCCTTCCGCGGCCTTGTCGGTCTCGGCCTTTGCTCCTTTGCTGGCCGACGCCACGCCACCGATCGCCACGCTGGCCGAGCGCGCCTTCGGCTCGACCTTTGACAGTTCACCCGTCCAGACCTTTGCAATGTCGCTGCCGGTCGTCGTGATGATCTTGCCGGCGTTCGAGAAACCCGATTTAACCGTGTCGAACGCTGCCGAGAACTCGCCCTGCGCGGCGAGCGTCACCGCCTTCGCCACCGTCGAGACGTTGTTTGCCACCAGCTGGAACACCGCGGTGACGATCTGGCCCGCGTTGACGATGACGTTGAACGCGCCGGCGATGACCTTGGCCGCGACATCGACCGCACCGGACTCGATCACGAAGGCCGTGAACCGCTCCGTGAGCCCGGTGATCGTCGGGGCAACCTCGGCCATGATCTTGTTGCCCAGGCCGACGCTGATCTGCCCCATCAGGTCCAGCGAGTCGCCCGCAGCGGCCGCTGCCGCGATCGTGTCGCCGGAAAGCGTGATGCCCAGCGCATCGGCCGCGCGCGCTGCTTCGTCGAGCCCATCGCGGCCCGAGTTCAGCATCGGGATCAGGTTCGTGCCCGACTTGCCGAACAGATCGACCGCGATCGAGGTCTTCGCCGCGCCGTCTTCCATCGTGGCGAACCGCTCTGCCACGTCACCGAGGATGTCCTCGGTCGAGCGCACCTCGCCGCCGGCGTCCTTGACGGACACACCGATGCGACCGAACGCTGCCGCGGCCTGCGAGCCGCCGTTCGCGGCGTCGTCGATCTTGATGTTGAGCTTCTGCAGGCCGCCGGCCAGACCTTCGATGTCGGTGCCGCCGAGCTTCGCCGCGATCGAGAAGCGAGACAGCGTCTCGCCCGAGACGCCGGTCGCTTGCGCCAGGTCGTCGAGCCGGCCGGCCGCGTCCAGCGCTTTCCCGGTCAGGTCCGTCAGCCACCGCGCACCGGCCACCGCCGCCGCAGCCACACCGGCCGCGGCAACGAATGCACCGACCTTTCCCGCCAGGCCGTCGAAGCCGCCGCTGATCTTGGCCAGCGCGCCGGACGCCTCGTCCTTCGCGCTGATGACGATGTTGGTCGCGGTGTCAGCCACGCGCGCGCTCCCGCATCAGGGTGAGCGCCTCGGCCTCGAGGACGCGGAAGTCGGCGAGCATCTGACGGCGCGCGCAGGCGGGCACCTGGTGCGCATCCATCACGGCAAGCAGCGACGGGTACGCGTACCCGATCACCGCGCCGGTCGGCGCCACGTTGACCTGTGTGCCCATCGCCACGAACACCTCCATGACCTCGGCGTGCTCCGGCCAAACCTCGGTGTCTGGGTCCGGCTGCACTCTCACATCGACCCCCGCCAGGGCCGCATTCCTGCGGATCGCCTCGACGTCGGCCGCGGTACGCTTCGGCCGCAACAAACGTCGGGCGATCTCGATCAGTTTTTTCGCTTCGCCTCGCCGATCGCCTTCGTGTACGCGTCCCAGATCGCACGCGGCGCTGCAGGGTACTGCTGCAGGAAAATGTCGAACGCCTCCGCGCTGAATGCGTCCTCGTGATCCCGCCAGCCCACCACGACACCGCGAGCGAACGACGGCAGCCCGTCTTTCACCAGCGCGTCGATCTGGTCGGTCGACATGTACCGCACCATCATCGGCAACGGCGGCGGGTCATCGCCAGCCGGCAGCGCGATCAGCACGTTGATCTCGAAGTCCGGAACTTCCGCAAGTCTCTTGAACACGTTCGCTCTCCTCGTTTTTGTTGTGACTGGCGCTGCTTACAGCACCACGATCCGCGCGTCGTCGTTGCCCGCGGCGGGCGGCGCCTCGAACTGGAAGTCGCTGGTGATGATCCCGTCGACGTCCTGGTACGCATGGCTTAGCAGGCGCGCCTGCGGGAAGAACTCCAGCACCTTGTAGCCGGCCGTCGTGCCGTGCACGATGCCGATCGACGTCGGCGTGGCGGCCGGAATCGCGGCCAGCAGCGAGATCTCCTGCGCGGCCGTCAGGTCCAGCGTTTTGATCGTGCCGGTGACGTTGCGATCGGTGACCACCGAGCGCTTCGCGCCGATCAGCTCGGTGCGCGAAACCTGATTGCCCAGCGCCCACTCGATCCCTCCGGACACGTACGACGTGCCCGAGCTGATCGCGCCCGCCGAGTATGTGCCGCCGAGCACCAGGTCGGCGGTGTTCGCGTCGTTGGCGAGCACGGGGTCTTTCCAGGCCGTGAGCGTCGGCGTCGGGTTCGCGACCGCCGTCGGCGCCAGGTACGGCGCGTAGAACGTCCAGTTGTAGACCGGCACGCCGTTGATCACCGTCGCGCCGCTCAGGTCGCCGCAGGCACCGATGAACTTGAACTGCAGGCCGTCCGAGTACGCGTACAGAGACAGCGTCTCCAGTGCGGTCGAGATCGGCGTGTAGTCGACGCGCGTTGACGCAGTCACCGCCTCGGCCCAGCCGCAGGCGCGCAGCAACGGGCCCCAGGCCGGCGCGGTACCGGCAGCACCGGAACCCTGCTTCTCGGTCGCGAACTCGATCTTCATCCACGTCGAGCCCACGAACGACCCCGACGAGCCGAAGTACCCGCGCTTCACGTTACGCGGCACGCGGTCGGCCTCGATGGCCGTGATCTTCACGTCGCCGACGGGCAGGATCGCATTCGCGCCGCCCGTCGGCACCGAGTCGGTGCCGCTGGTGGTCTCGATCTTCGCGAGCACGAAGACATTTCGGAAAATGCGGCCGAACGGCATGGCTTACTCCTGGATCTCGTCGCCGGGTTCGGCGGACTGGTCGGTGGGTGTCTCGGTGAGCGGCTCGGCTGGCGCCGGCTTGATCGCGCCCGTCTCGGGGTCGCGCACGTAGCTGCCGCCGCGCTGCGGATCTTGGTCGGTGCTCATTCGATGCTCGCCTCGGTCGTGTAGTACTGGACCCGGTACGTCTTCGTGATCGCGCCGAGCTGCTCCTCGGCCTCGCCGCGCTCGCGCCGCGTCTGGCCTTCGTCGATGCCGATCGCCAGGCCGCCCAGCGTGCGGTCTGCCATCACGCGCGCGTGCGACTCGACAAGCGCTGCGTCGGCGGCCGTATAGGGACTTGCGCCCTTGGCAATGGTGGTGACGCGCACGTCGACGAATCGGACTTTGAATCCGTTCGCGCGATGACTCGGCTCGGTCTCGTCGCCGGTCTCGATCGCGACCGCTGGCAGCAACTCCGCCTGTAGTGCGCCGTGCAGGTCGCGGTACACCCGCGACGCCGGGACCGCCGTCATCGCCGGCACCGTCAGCGCCGTGACAATCGCGGTCGTGATGCGCTCGGCTTTGCTGGTCATGACCGAGCGAGCTGCAGGACCTGCAAGCCCGTCCCGTCCGGCTGAATTCCGACCACCACCCAGGACTCCGCGCCGGCCGAGAATGTGTCTCCGCGCGCCACCACCAGCGACGTCGCGATCGTGAACGTCGGCGTTGCGCTATCGACGGCGCCGAACTCCACCGCCGGCGCCCGCTCGAAGATCCCCCGCACCGTCGTCGTGCCCTTGTGCACCAACGCGCGATTCGAAAGCGCGCCGATCACTGCGGCATTGACGTCGGCTTCGAGGGATTCGAACGGCACGGCACACGATCAACCGTTGATTTTGATCTGCACGGTCGTATCCGTGCCGCTCGCAGCAGCCCACGCGTACCCGGCCTGCTTGTGGCTGCTCGCGGTCGTCGTCAGGCGCGAGTTGCCGGCGTCCCAGTACAGCAGCGCGCCTTGCGTCACGACGTCGGTGGAGAGCTTCGTCAGCTCCCACACGCCGGTTACCTGCGCCGCCCCGACCTCGCCATTGGCGAGGTCCGTGAGCAGCACGCCGATGCGGTTGCCGATCAGCACGACAGCGCCGGACGACAGCGCCGAGCCCGCGGTGTATTCGATCACCTCGCCCGGCTGGATGAACTTCTTGGCCATTTCGATGCTCCTGTGTCAGTTCAGCGCGGGTTAGACCGGGTTCTTCGCGAGCGTGCGATAGTCGAGAGCCTTGACGCCGGCATCCATGCGGACCTTGAATTCGACGCCGTCGACGTCCCATCCGGCCTGCTGCTCGAGAGTCGGAGTCTCGACCCCGTCGAGGTACGCCACCTCGATCGTGTCGTGCATGGACGGACTCGCTGCGCCGTACCAGTTGCTCGCCGACGCCGTGTCCAGGCGCGCATCCGAGATGACCTCGAACGTTCCGCGCACGCTGTTCGGGACAGTGAGATTCTTCGACCCGGTGACCTCGAACTCGGAGTCGCGCACGACACGCGCGGTCCCCTCCAGGGCCACCGGCACGATCAGATACGCAAGGCGGATCCCGAGCACCGCGGTGCCGTCTTTCTGCTTCGCCATCGCCACGCGCATCGTGTCGACCGAGCTCGTAGCGATCGCCGCGCCGGTCAGCAGATTGCCGTGATCGGCATGGAACAGCGCGATCGTGTCCGCCATCGCCGGGTTGCTGGTCAGCACGGCGTACACCAGGTCACCGACCGTGCGGATGGCGGCGCGCCCCATCCGCTGCGGGATCTTCGAGAATGCATCGAGGTCATCGTTGATGATGGCCTGGCGCGTGATCGAGAACTTGCGACCGTACGTGGCCAGCTGGATCGTCTCGCCGCGCTCGCCGATGGTCGCCGACTTGTACTCAGCGCCCTCGGTCACCTTCGCCAGCGACGGGAAAGTCGACAGATCGACGCGGCGGGCGGCCTTGAAGTCCGGCAGCGCGCCCTTCGTCGTCCAGGCCTGGAACGTCTCCTGCGCTTCGTCGTAGCCCTTCATCATCGCCTTCTGAGCGACGTTGGCGAGCAGCAGCGGAAAGTCGCTGGTCGAATGCGTGAACGCAGCGGCGACCAGGTCCATCTTCGACAGACCATCGGTGCGGCGGCCGGCGCGCTCGAGCGAAGCACGCGCGAGTTCCTGCAGAGAGCGCCCGCGGAAGTTGTTTGCCGGGTCGTCCTTCGCCATGCCGGCGCGCGCCATCAGTGCCGCGCTGACGCCGGATCGGAACTTGTCCCGCTCGTCTTCGACGGTCGCAACGTAGGTGCCCGCGAGCGGTTCGGCGTGCTTGGCAAGGTGAGCGAGCAGCTTCTCGCCGGCGGCCTCGATCGTGCACGCGGTATCGTCCTGGCATGCTGCCTGCAGCGCACTCACGCCATCGCGGTTGCCGAACGCGGCAAACCGCGAGGCGATCCCGTCGCGTCGAGTCTTGTCGGCGGCGAGCGCGCGCGCGGCGATCTCGGCCTCGTTGACGACGGGTTGCGGCTGCGTGCCGCCCGTCGCCGCGGTGCGGTCGGTCATAGGTGCTTTCCTCGGGGAATGCGCGGCAGCTGCCGCAGGGATTGCGCGGTAGCGCGAAAGGTCCAGCGCCGCGGCGACCGGAACGGCCGCCACCACGCTGTCGATGAACTGTTCAGCCTTGGCTTCTGCGGCTGTGTACCAGTGGTCCTGGCCGTCGGTCAGCAGGCCCAACATCTCGGTGACATCACGGCCGGTCTTGGCCGCGTAGCTGGTGGCCATCGCCTGCGACCATGTGTCGAGCAGATCTGCGAACTCGCGCATGTCGACCGCGTTGCCGGCCGAGTACCCCCACGGCGCATGCACCATGAGCAACGCGTTTTCGGCCATCTCCACCGTGTCGCCTGCCATCGCGATCAGCGACGCGATCGACGCCGCGACGCCTTCGATCGACGTCGTGACGCGCGCGCTGTGGCGCCGCAGTGCGTTGTAGATCGCAATGCCGTCCGACACGCTGCCGCCGTAGCTGTTGATGCGCACGGTTATGTCATCGACGTCCAGCTGCGCAAGTTCACGCACGAACGACGCAGCCGTGATCGACTCGCCCCACCAGCTCTCGCCGATGTCGCCGAAGATCAGGACCTCGGCGGCGCGCACGTCTCGCGCCGAAGCGCGGATCGAGAACCACTTGTTTGCTGTGCTCATGATCCGCAGTGTGAGCAGGGCCACATCCGATGTTCAGCGCTGCGGCGGAATTTCTTCCCGTCTTTGAAACGGAAACGGCCGCCACATGGCGGCCGTTGTCTCAAGTGAACATTGCGAGGCGGATTACGAAATTTCCCCCGCCTCGACGTGCCCGAGCTGCACCATCGCGGCGTAGAGCGCCAGGCTCAGGTCATCGCGGCGCGTCAGCTTGCCGATAGGCTCCGAGTCGAGGATCGCAGACACCGACGCAGCGTCGCAATCGACCGTCTTGCGCTCGATCTCGATGAACTGTCCGTCGCGCATGTAGCCCTTGCGCACCGTCACCTGCGCGGTGCCGTCCTCGCGCAGCAGCAGCGGCAGAGACTTGTACTCCAGCGTGACTTCTCCGAGGGTGATCGGCAT